TGTTAAAGCTGCCTGCGTCGTCAATGGCTTTCTTCATGTCAACGGTTGATACTGCGTCTTCGTCAGCACCGAAACCAATCGTGCCGTAGACCAATAGCTCTAACGTTCCGTCGTTCTGTAATGCTGCCTTGAAATGGGGTTTCTTGTTCATTGGTTTTATGCTCCGATCAGTTTTGTATTGGTCATGTACGCTTCGATCACGGCGTAGGTTTTCTCTGTCAGTTCAGTTGCGAGTTCCGAAGCTCTGCCACGAGTCCAGTTAGGCGCATCATTGGCAATCGACGAAACCACAGTGCCGATAAAATCCATATCGGTCTTGTTCATCGTTGTAAAGCCGTACTCAGCCGCAAGGAATGTTTGCAGCATCGAGTTAGCGACAGGTTGAAAGGCTTTCTTGATAAACTCGATATCGTTTCCACGGTTCACAGCACGGCCCACAGCGTCACGAATCAACGGACGGTAAGCATTGAGCATCTGAACTTTTCTCGATGCCACTGGACTACCTGTGTCTACGTTTGTGTCCGGTTCTTTCGTGGTGGTGATGTCCGGTTCGTTCTCGACTTGTTCGGCTTCTTTCAAAAGTTGGTCAAGAGATTTGAAAGTACCGTTGACGATTCGCACGGTTCCCACTTCGCCGCCTACAGTGTTTTCGTTCAGGCTTCGCAGACAATCATCAAGTGAATAGATGCCAGCGTTACGGAGTGAGCAAAGAGCCGTTGTGACCGTTGCAAAGTCGCCTCGCTGAAGGTCCATCATGTTGTGAGAGACCGAATAGTTACCGAGGCCCAACAGCTTGAAATTGATTTCTTGCTCCATACAGGCCGCAATTGGCGCAAGACAGTAACGTGTATAGTCTAGGCCCTGATGCTCGATGTTGTTATTTGTGGAGCGTGTCAGGTCTTGTAAGAGATGCAACGGCACACGATACAACTGTGCGATTTCTTCTTTCTGAAATTTGCGAGTCTCAAGAAACTGAGCCTCTTCAGGTGGAATGGTCAACTGATGCCACTCCATACCCTCTTCAAGCAAGATCGGTCTTAATGCGGTCTCGCCGGTTGCCACTTCATGCAATGACTTTTTGAGGTTTTCGTATGCTTCAGACTCCAAAGAGCCGGGATGTCTGAAGTAGCCGGAAGGTCTCGCACCGTTGCCGAACAATTGAGCGCCGAACTTCTCAGCAGCAAGGCCGATTCCTACGGCGTTCTTACACATTCCGATTGGTGACACGCTCCGAATTCCATCGAGCGTGAACGGCATGAAATGTAGAACGTCGTCAGGGTCAAGAATTGCCACGTCACCATTGGGAGTCTGACGAGTAACAAAGATCAGGTTTCCGTTTTGGTCTCTGTCAGGGTGCGTCTTCTCAGGGTCAAGATATGTCAGCGAGACCACACGATTAGATGAGTCACGATTGATGTACGAGTAGCCCGAACCTGACATGAGCATTGACGCAATCATTGCCATGCGCCACACCATGCTTGACATGTTTCTGTTAGGACGGCTGTGTAGCAGAGTGTAGAAACGGTGGTCTGTCGCCTTGCGTGTGGTTCCGTCTGGCATTGATTCGTAGATGTCCAGAGAAACTCTTGAAAGGTCTTGAGCGATAACCTTGATGCAACTGTAAACCGTGCTGAGTCTCAAGGCTTGCTTCTGATTGACCATTACGCCAGCATCAGAGCGACCAAGACCTAACGACTCGAACAAAGCAGACATTGGTAACAATGGCTGTGCCGGGTCTTCGAGCGACCAATTAAAAATACGACTGAGTAGCAAACCCATTTTTAGTTACCTCTCCACGCCGTCAAAGCAAATGGAGTGAGACAGAGCACGCCACCCACAATCAGAGCCGTAGGAATATGAATTTTCGCTAGACCTGTTTCAATGAGCACGACGCCTAGAAGGGTGAGCACGTCTTGAAGGTCGATCAACGCCTTTTTTACCGGAACGGGCTTTACTCCGTCGTCTTTCGTGGTGATTCGTAGCATTACAAGGTATTTATGAGGATTCAGAACACACGAACACCACGAGTAGCGTAGATGCTTTTCTTTTTCAGTGGCACGTTCTGAAGCCGTGAAATCGCCATGATGAGCGACACCACGCCGTCAATACGTTTGGTGCTCTTGCCGATGTCAGGCTTCTGTACTTTGATGTTGCCGTTAACGTCGCTGTAGATTGTGGTGCAATCAAAATTCCAGCGAAGACAGGGATTCCCGGCATGTACAAATTTGTTGCTGAGGATTGCCTCTTGCAGTCGCTTCGCCGGTGCTGTCTGTGCTGAGATCGCCTGTGAAGTATCGACGCAAACGAGGCCGCTGTCTTGAAGCTCTGCCACTGTATCACGAGCGCCCCATTGATCGAACGAAATTTCTTTGATCTTGAACACAGTCGAAAGGTCTTTTATGCGCCTCACGACGTAGCGCCAATCTGTTACTGACCCTGGTGTAAGCTCTATATGACCTTGCTTTGACCACGAGACATAAGGCACGCTGTCACGAATAGACCGAGCTTCTAGGCCGTCTTCAGGCAGAAAGAACCACGGATGAGCGTAAATCACACCGTTGATCGACCACGCCAACGTAAAGCAAGTGAGATCGACCACAGCAGCCAAATCGAGACCGCCGTAGCAATCGTAATCTTTCAGTTGGTCTAGGAATCGTGCGCCTGTAGAGTCTTGCGTCGTGATGATGGTCACGAACGATATTTAGGGTTGGTATACTTCTGTAATGCCAATGACCGAGGAAGCACAAGCGCTAATGCGAGTTCTTTTGAGGCGTCATGACGAAGTTTGCAAGAATTTCAACGTGACCGGCCCCGATCAAGTAGATGAGGGGATGATTTTACGGAGCGTTATTTCGTATGGCGTTTTGTGCGAACGTGCTGGAGCACCGTTTCTGACCCGCATTGTCGGACAGTTCCTTGGTGAAGTTGCGGAGTTATGCGCCGAAAACACTTGGCCGCCGTTGAATTCGATGGCGGTTAACGGGGATACAAATCGCCCTGGTGAAGGGTATGATACGGCTGTGAACTGTTCTTTTGCGGAGTGGGAGCGAGATGTTAGGCGGTGCATCGCCTTCCCCTTTCCTCCGACGATCTAAGCGGCAATTGGCAAGGATGTTTCGCCGTCCCATTTGCAGGCGTCGAAATGGTGTAGAGAAATCCAAACGTCCTTTGCATTGACCCATTGATTGAGAAATAGACGGCGAAATTTTGTTTGCTCTGCTGGAATCTTGAGCGCTGTTTCACGTTCGGCCCTGAGATCATCGAGCTTGACGAGTGCGCCCAACGTGGGATTGGCAAGAGGCCAGAGGGTTTCATCGGTCCAATCAGCATCTTTGGGAACCTCGAAGATTAGAGGCAAGAAAGCCGGATCATCTACAACGCCGTCACGGACCTTGCAGGCGTACTCGTATTGCTTGCCACAAATGGAGTGTTCATCGATACCGGCTGTCGTGATCGTAAGAAACAACGGCTGACGCCTGAGGCCGCTACCAGTCGTCAAGGCGTCGTAAAGCTCTTGCTCGCTCGATGTCCAGGAATGAAGCTCATCAAAGATCACGCATGAAGGATTCAGACCATGCTTGCTCTTGCCTTCTGAAGACAGCGCCTTGAGCTTGCCGCCATTCTGCCGGTTGATAATGGTTTTAGTTGACGGAGTGATAGCAAGAATGTCTGACAGGTCCGGTGAAGCATGGATCATGTCAGCGATTGCATAAAAACACAGTGAGGCTTGCTCTCTGTCCTTCGCAGCAATGTAAATTTCAGGCTGAAGTTCGTTATCGAGCACCAGCATTACCAAAGCAATCGCCGCCGCAATCTGAGTCTTTGCGTTCTTGCGTGCCAGTGAGAAATAACACTTTCGATAAAGCCTCGTGCCGTCTGGACGCTTCCACCCTAGAAGATTCTCGATAAGCTCACGATGGACAGGTAACAGGGTGAACGGTTCCGGCCTGCCTGACTTGGTGGTCTTGGTGAGCGTCAGTGATTCGATAAAGGCAATGTCAATGTCAACGTGCTTGCGGTCGAAAAATGCGCCTGATGGTTTGTTACGTGGTTCCTTCATTCTTTGCTGCTAAGAGCGTTGCCAATTGCGATGTCTTCGGCTGTTCTCTTTTCAATCCGAGGCGTAAGCGTGCTGCCGGTGTTGCGCCGATCATGTCAAGCCACTTCTGAAGGTCTCGTGCATAGCGTGTGATTTCCTTCGAGCATTTGAGCTTGTCTGCGAGGCTTTCCGCCAGTGCCTCACGTTCTAACCACTCGCCGCAAGAAACAACAGTGTGCGCTGTGATTGCGATGGCGTTGCAGTCCAGTTGCTTGACAGGGACACCAGCGCCGATAAGTTCAGCCACCAGTTTTTTGAATTGAGCCTTCGCTTTTTTTGAAAGAAATTTTGGTGCGTCGATGTGTTCAGGCGCATCTATGAAAGTGCCACCTTCACGTTCAGCACGAACGCTTCCAGGTTGTCTCAATTTTCCTTTTAATCCCATTTGTATATCGGTAAAATTTACCTTTTCAAATTTGTAAACGCTCGCATAGCCCCGCCGTGGTGGTCTGCGGCCCTGTGGTACCCAAGGATTTTCGGTACCCCTGCCTTGGGAACCTTGCGCCACGGCCTGAGAGCTTCTTTCGCCCTGGTTAGTTGCCAAACATCGGAGTCATGAACGAAACCGTTGCTGTGCTGGTGGCAGTGATACCGTAGATCGGCGAACCTACCGAACCGTCACAGGATGGAATCGTGATCGATGCGCCTGACGCTACCTTGATGCCACCCGTAGCCGTCGTGTCCGCTGTGACCGATGCACCACCGAAGTAAACCGCCGCCGATCCATTGTTGACGAGTAGCACGCCGCTGTTGGTATTGGGTGTGCAAATCAACGTTGCCGTGCTCGATACTGAAACCGTTCCTTGTGAGTAAGCCATGATCGTATTTAGGTCTTGCTATTCGCCTTGATTGGTGCGCTTCTGATGACATGGCTTGCAAAGTCCCAAACAATTTGACTCGACTAGACGAAGTTCAGGAAAATCGACGAGCTTCTTTATGTGGTGTACTTCGGCTGTCGCTTTGATGCCGCAATCGTTACAAATTGGGTGACGACTGATGAACCACACTCTAAACTTTTGCCAAGTGCGATCATAGCCACGCTCAAACGCACTCTTCCGGCTATCAATGTGAAGTTGTAACGATGAACGATGGTCAGGACAACGGTACGAGTCTGAGAGCTTGCCGCAATTGGGATAAGAACAGGCTTTGAATGGTTTCGATGGCACTCACGTATTTACAAGAATTGAGGTAGACTCGAAGCATGAACACCGAAAAACGAAGCGCCTATTTTGTCGCCCTCGATATGAGTGATAAAGTTCGTGTGGAGGAGCGGTTGACGGAAATGGGCGAGTGGATCGAAATGACTCCCGGGTCCTACCTGCTCGAAATAAAGGGTGACAATTCTGGAGAAATTCTTTTCGAGCTTGACCCTCGCCGATTAGATGCGGTGAAGCGGTATGTCGTGCTTCAGGCTGAAACAGCGATATGGATTCCATTCGGCGACGAAAGAGACGCTCGAATAGAAGCAATGAAAAATCGAACGAATAAGTGAGATTTTGAAGTTATGGCAATTCGTCATGCTGCATTCGACGAAAGCGGCAAAGCAGACAGAGAAAAGGTCATCTTCGCCGGTTTGATTTCGACGCCGCAAGAGTGGTTTTCTCTCAATCAAAAATGGATAGCCCTACTTGCTCCGCACGGCCTTCAGTATTGGCGAACATCGGATGCGGCCCGCCTGAAGGGGCCTTGTGAGCGCTTTCGTGGACATCGAGAGGAATTACGCACGCTGACGAGAGAACTTGCAAATGTGATTTGTGAGCACGCCGAAGGCGGTACGATTCACATCATTACGATGGACTTGTACAACGCCCTGAGTCCCGAAAAGAAGGCGATTTTGAAGGACCCGTATTATGCCGCATTTGACGAAGGTCTGATGGCGCTGGCCTTTGGTCCACACAGTAACGCCGACGACACCCTAACGCTTGTAGCCGACGACTCGGATGAATATTCTAAAGAAGCGGTCACACGCTATCGACGGTTCAAGCAGTTGCATCAGGAAAACGCCCGAATGATTGCCGGTTTCTGTTTGCATGACGACAAAGCCTATCCGCCGTTGCAGGCTGCTGATCTCTTTGCGTACTGCCAACGTAGAAGGGCAGAAGGAACGCTGAACGGGATATGGGCGGAAGTCATGACGAAATTTGATGAGACCTTCACGGACATAGCAAGAGCCGACATCACGGCATAGTCGAATCCGAAGTTTCAAACCGTTCATTGCTCAATCCACCTATGACCAACGCTGACGACACGCCCCGAAACGTTGCCGGAATGATTGACGCAGCAAAGAAGCTCGAAGCCATCAGCCGAAACAGTCTCACCAGCATTCAGAGCTTCGTTCCAAAATGGTTTATCGTTCGCCTGTGTGTCTTGAAATGGATGCGAAGCCCACCAATTACGACGGTACATAAACGAAGCCCCGAGAACGTCATCGAGTGGGCAAGTGTGTTTCCAGGTCGTATCAGATTTGCCGTTGACGATTCTGGTTTCGATGACCTTGACGCAGCGATAGCCGGTGACGCTCTTCTCAGTGTTGGTCAAACGTTGCACTTGGTCTTCGAGGCGTTCAGGTGCGCTGATGTCGTCTGAATCAAAATGTGCGATGAATTGACCGTGTGCGAGTGAATTACACAGATTGAGCTTTGCGCCTACTGTAAGATCGTGACTAGCCGGGAAACAGTAAATCGCCTCGCCCGGTGTAGTCAGATTTTCGGCG